ATATTGATGGCACGTGCCACATATCCAAAGTTGAATAGCACATTACGTAGAGAGTTTATCAAGTGGTGTCCTGAGAGTTGGATTAAATCATTTGATAAGTCACGTGAAAATACATGTGTCCTAAAGAATGGTACAATCATTGATTTCAGATACATTGATCAAAGCAAGGATGAAGATGGTGAAGGCACTAGCAACCTGCTATCTGCTAACTATGATTTTATTGTCATTGATCAAATTGACGATGTGCAAATCTCGCATGAGGACTTTCTGAACCTACTAGGTCGGTTACGTGGTAGTGCAGAATATGCTGGCGATGATGCCACCATGCCACGTACAGGGCCTAGACAGATTATTATGTCATGTAATCCGACACTAGGTTGGCCATACAAGCATCTAGTGAAGCCACTGTATGACTTGCGTGATGGCAGACACAATCCTGATCTGATCTGTGAAGTAGATGATGAAGGGCAGCCTGTGCTAATCAATGGCAAGCCTATACCGCTTGTTGAATTGTTTGAAGCAAGTACATATGAAAATGCACAGAATCTTGAACGTGATTACATTAAGCTACTAGAAGCCACATATCGTGGCAAGATGCGTGATAGGTATCTGCTCGGTAAATGGGTGGCCTTTGATGGTGTTGTTTATGACGAGTTTGATGATAATGTACATGTAATTCCACATGCACGTATAACCGATTACATTAACAACCTGCGTCACCAAGGAGTATGGCTGACACTGATCGAAGGCTATGACTTTGGGCTAGCATCGCCTAGCTGTTACTTGCTAGGCTTGACTGATCCTGAAGGACATATACTGATACCTGGTGGCTTCTATCAAGAGAACATGGGTATTAGACAACAAGCTAATGAGATGAAGCGGCTTCGTGCATTGCATCATCCAGAAGCCGTGTGGAGTGCACACGATCTATCATTGATGCGCATGTATGCCGATCCTGCCATATTTAGAAAGACTAATGCTGGCCGTGATATGGTTGGCCCTAGCGTAGCAGAGATGTTTGCTAGCGAGAACATCATCATGTCACGCGGCAATAACAACATTATGAATGGTATTGTCAAAGTCAAGCAGTATCTCACACCACAACACACTTTGCTTAATCCATTTACAGGATCATGGGGCAGTCCTAAGCTATTCATCAGTGATGAATTAACATGGTTCCGCGAAGAAATTGCTGCATATCGTTGGAAGCGTAATCGCAAAGATGATGCCATTGATGCGCCAGTAGATGCAAAGAACCATGCGATGGATGCATTGAAGTACATGCTATCAAAACAAGCAACACCTGCTGTTGTGCGTGTACAAAGGCCGCGTGTGTTATCAGACAAACTTCGTAGGTGGCATGAACAAGATGTGCGTGAAGCTACTGCACGTGATCATAGATATAGGATGTAAAAGATGAGTGAAACAAACATTCCTAGCGGTGTCAAAGCATTGCTTGATGAAGAAGCGCCGCTTCCTACGGTTGTTGATCAGGGTCCAATATATAAGATTGATCCTGCTAGCAAGATTGCTATCAGCAAGAATTACGGTAAGTTGTGGAAAAGTCGGCTAGATGCTGCTACGACAGCGCGTAAGCTGCATGTTGATGGCTGGAATGAAGCTATCCGCTATTACAACCATGATCAGCTATCGCACCGCACAAACACACGTGATGGGCAGAGTGGTAATCGTTACTTCTCTGCACGACGCAACACTCAGTGGTCTGAGACTGAGAACCTGGTGTACGCAAATGTGCGCGCAATTATGCCAGCATTGTACGCTAAGAACCCACAAGCAGAGTTCACTGTAGTTGATGAAAATCGCAAAGACTTTGTATCGCAGATTGAAGATTTAGTTAATGCACTTGCATCGCGCAAGGATGCACCAGGACTTAATCTAAAGATACACGCTAAGCAAGCGGTGCTATCTGCTGAATTGTGTAATCTTGGTTGGTTCGAGTTTGGCTATACGGAGCGTTCGCAATCATTGCAAGGTTTGCAGCAACAATTGTTAGATGCTGAACAGCGACTAGAGAAGGCCAAAGATACGCATGAGATACGTACCATTGAAGGAGAGTTGATGGCGCTTGACGAGTCGTTTGCATTCATCACTGCTGCTGGACCGTTTGTAAAGTATCGTGCACCGCATAGTATTGTGGTTGATGCTGATGCAACAATGCCAGACTTTAGTGATGCAAAGTATATATGGATTGAGGATTTCTATCCCACATCATACCTGAATGCGCGTTATGGTAGTAAGGATGAAGATGGTATTGTAAAAAGTCTCTATGAGCCTACGCATGTATTGCTTGCAAGTGATAAAACTGAAAGCAACATGGAAAACTTCAAGCTGTTTGAGACTGATGCAGAGGCGCATTCATACGGATATAACGACACAGCCGCATTGCAACGTGCGCATCGCACAAAGTGCTGGCGTATATGGGATAAAATCACTCGTCGCATATATCTGTATGCAGATAACAAGTGGGATTGGCCTATTTGGGTAGAAAATGATCCATATGGCCTGCCTAACTTCTATCCACTTGTGCCATTGTTCTTTAATACCACACCCATTGGTGCGTATGCGCGTAGTCCTGTGACGTATTACCTTGATCAACAGGATGCGGTCAATGAAATACATGACGAGTTTCGTAGAGCAAGGCAAGACATTCGTGAGAATGTGCTGTATGATAACAAGTTTAACAAAGAAACTGTAGAATTGTGGTTGAAGGGTCAATCACCATCAGCACATGGCGTAGAAGTACCTGATGGACGGTCACTTAAAGACATGATCCTTGAGAAGCCTAATGCAATGCTCAAAGCATTGCAGCTATTCGATCCTCAACGTAGCTTACAAGCCATTGACCGTGTTAGTGGTGTGAGTGATGTGCTGCGAAATGCGCAATTCAAAACTAACACAACCAATCGTGCTATTGAAAATTACAACAGTAGCACTGCGATGCGTCTTGATGAAAAGATTGACGCAATTGAGGATGCACTAGGCACAGTATTCTATGGTATCGGCTTCTTGTGTGCGCAGTTTATGTCACAGGAAGAAGTAGCGTCCGTGCTTGGTGAGAAGCGTAGCAAAGGCTGGCAAACATTTGATGCAGAAACGCTACGTAAGATGTTTGGTTGTCAGTCAGTTGGTGGCTCTGCACAAAAACCAACAAGTGCTGCAAAGAAACAGCAAGCTATTGAGATGGGTAAGCTGCTATCACAGATGGCACAGTTTGCTCCAAGTGTTGTACTTGAAACAACGCTTACTATGTTTGAAGAAGCGTTTGATGAATTGGAATTGCCAGATAATTGGGCGGATCGTATGAAGCAAGAAGCGCAAGCTGCATTGCAGAAGGGTCGCACTGATAATGCTGGCAGACCTGGTAGTAGTAGTGGTGGTGGTGGTGCTCCTGCATTGCAAGAATTAGCTGCAATAATTGACTCACTGCCACCACAAGCTAAGCAGGCACTAGGCACTGCATTAGCACGTGGAGTACCAGTCGCAGAAGCATTGCCGGAAGTACTGCGAATGGTTAGCAACAACAATCCGGCGCAACAGCAAAGGACAATGCAATGAGTGGTTCTAGGATCGAAGATAAAATTGACTCCATGTTTGGCACAAAGCCAGAGGATGAAGCCAATGAGCAAGATACACAACAGACCATTGAAGGTGAAGCAGAGGAAACTACACAGCAAAGTGATGAAAGCAAGGAACGTGCATCAGCACCGAATGACGGAAGCAATAGCCAACGCACTCCGGCACAGCATAGCAAAGAACACAAGCAGGGAGGGCAAGACACGCAAGGCAACCAGTCACCGCGCGGTCGTTTGCCTGCCAACAATGCAGGAGACTTAGTTGATCCTGTATCTGGTGCAGTAATTGCAAAGGCTGGCAATGAGCGTCGCTTCTTTGAAGCAGCGCGCACATATCGCACACAAGTTGAATCGCTTAACACTGATCTTGTACGCGCACAAGCAGAAGTGCAAGCATATCGTGAAGCTGCGTCATTGCCACGTGAATTAGGATTGAACAATGCAGAGGTATCTAATGCATTGCAATTCTTTAAGCACTGGAAAGAAAATCCCGTCGAAGCGGTCAAAACTATCTTGACAGAGTTCCGGGCAATGGGCTATGCTAGTGAGGAATTGGGCGGCACGGTTGACATGGCGGCTATCCGCCGTATGATCGAAGAAACCGTATCCCCATTCAAACAAGACCGTGAAGCTGCTACACGTGAAGCAGAAGCAGCAGCGAATGTTGATAGAGAATTAAACGCGCTATATACTGCTATGCCGTGGGCGCGTAATCAGCAAGCAGAGATTATATCACTGCTAAATGCTGATCAGACCCTCACACTGCGTGAGGCAGCATTGCATGTGCAAGCATTTGCACTGCAACGTGGATTAGACCTGAATACATCTGTGCGAAATCAGATGCAATCAGCGCCACAAGGCCGGCAACAACCACGTGCTAACAATGCACGTATGCCTGCTCCATCCATGACCGGCAACGTGCCCAATGCACCGCGCCGTGCTGCCCCTGAGAACCATACAGCATCATCACGTGATATTGTTAAATCAGTCATGCGTGATGCTGGTTTCAACGTAGATAACCTGTGAGGACAACATGATCAACAGTCAATTTGCAGCGGGTGGTACGCTTGATACTATGATCCACTCGTTGCTTGATAGATCGCGTCGCAAACTTATCATGGCCTCTATTAAGTCTAATGCACTTGTTGCATGGGCTATGGCTAATGATAAGGTGGAGTTGGAGAATGGTGGTGCTAACATCACTAATCCACTTACGCTTGGACGTAATCCAAACGTAGCATCGTATCAATACTACGATGAAGTACCTGTCAACGAAACCAGTGAGTTCACTACGATTGGCTACGGCTGGTCGCGTGTTGCTGGTACGTTGATTGTGTCTGATCAAGAAGTTGACGAAAACACTGGTGAAGCTGCTCTGTTCAAAATCTTGACTGAGAAGCTGAATGTGTTGGAAATGTCAATCAAAGAGAAGTTTAGTGAGTATCTGTACGGTGCTGGCACTGGTACTGATCCTCTTGGACTTGCTGCTTTGATC